AATAAGACAAATAAGAAAAATATAGGTAAAAGAAATAATACACGTAAGACAACTAATACGCGTAAGACAACTAATATGCGTAAGACAAATAACAAGAGTAGAACGTATAGAATATCGCGAACGTCTAATAAACTAATCGGGGGGCAGATGGGTGCATTAATACCATTGGCCGAGCGTGAGCGTATTGTTAATAGGTTGCAGTACCTTGTCAAAAGTTCTTCCAGAAGGGCACTCCTTTGTGAAGAGGTTCAGGAGTTAATTCCTGCATTTCAGAATACCCCGGATGCCCCAGTTAAGCTCCCAGAACCAGTAGCTATAATGGGCAACGGATCAAAACAGTATATTATTGGTACCGAATCTTATTTCATAAAGACCGCCGAAGAGGCCACAATCCTAATAAACAAGTTACAATCCGAGTCTGCCGCAATTTGGGAAGAACGTAGCAGGATAACATGTGCGACCCTTCTTCTTTTGGGAATAATATCATCCAAACTACAACGCACTGGTTACCCATTTATTATAGTAGCAAAGGGAGGATTGGGTGTGGCATTAGTGAGCTCTCAACTACCAGGTGATACTGAATCGGTTTCAGTGGGTGATTTGGATTTTAAAGTTGTAAAAAATCCAAAGGTTGCTAGTGGAAAGTATCACCCAGGGGCAGGGTTATACCTCTCTCTGCATATCTGTTATTTCATTCAGTGGGTTTTAGAACAAATCGTAGGTGAAGGTTATAGCATATCAGTTCTTGATCCAACCACAAGGAAAAAAGTCTGTGGGTATCAAGACATGGTAAAAATTAGCTTACGGGCTCCTAATAAAATGCTTTTCCCATTTTTAGATATGGATTTTGGAGGCTATGAAAAAAATAAACACTACTTTGAGAATATGTCCGAGATTTCAGGATCTGTGCCTATTGGAGGAGGAGCACAAATGCCAGTAAGCTTTATATTTCAGAACCGAGAGCGCATGTTAACTGAAAAACTCTATTATTATGCACAATATTTATTTCTTAAAGAACAACTTGCCCGTGCTAATTATATAAATTTTATTAAATTAAACCCCAGCACGAATACAATACTTCCGACGGGGGATACAATTCCAAGTGTATGCAGTAACTTCTTCCCGTTTGGTAAGGTGTCATATGAGGCGCCATCTCAGAAATTTCCAGATGGGGTGATAATATTTAATGGCGAACCTATAACTATTGAGGATTGTGTGCGGTTTTTAAACAAATTTAAACGATCAATAGACCTCCTAACTGACGCAATTATAGAAGCAGACAAGACAATAGACAAAACTAATTTATCGGCGACAAGGCGAAATATAGCTCGCGATTTGATACTACAAATTCCGAATTTAGGTTTGTCCAAGTTTGCCCCATTAAGACTTAAACTTTTAGACAATTTATATCCGGAGACCTCCCGTCTATAGAACTACATTATATAATGAATAATCAGCATTGTATAATGAATTACCACCTTATAATTAACGACCAGTCCATACCTTCACCACAGACGACGGTACTTTGCCCTGGTTGAAATCCGTCATATAAGCGTCAAACGAGTATCCAAACCTCTTATAGTGGTTGAATATGCTCCCAAACAGCCCCTGGTTTATGCATACGCGCGGGTTTTCTATACTAAATAGGCAGCCAAGTATTCTCTCCAAACAGCACCTATCTGGTCGTGTTTTAACCGTGTCAACAAGTGCTGATATACCGTATGTGTTATCAAGACCGACTAAAAAATTGTGATTTATATATGCCTGACACCCAAAACACCCAAACCACTTGGCCCGCGGCAGTTCAAATACAAGCGTTTTTATGTCCTTTACACGGAGAGCCTTACTGATGTCATAGCTGTATTTTAGGTTTCGCGCGATTCTTATAGTGTTTTCCAAGTTTTCGCCATCCTGTTCAAAAACCCATAATGGCATTACTTTTTCGCCGCGCAAGACTTCAAAGTTGATTTTTTTATGAATAAAAACACTGTCGTGCAATATTATCGCATTTTCAAAATACTTGTTTCTAATGTAGTAGTAGTATGGCAGCAGTTCTCCGCGGCCAGGAAACTCGGATTGTACAATTTCAATATTTTTATAATTAAAATCCGCCTTTACAAACTCTTGGTTACTATTGTCATCTATAATAACAATTTTTACTCGAGGATATAGTGTTCGTATCAGTTTAACGGAGTGGTTCCAATATCTGTTTGTATTTTCAGAATTCACATGCCTCGTAATTATAAATCCAAACTGGTTCATAATATATGTGAATATAATTTGTATTATGAACTGGCGCCCAAAATTTTAATTGTCTATTTGTGCTACATGTACGACGGAATACTGTCAATATCTATCACATCTGGCGGAATCTCTCCCTTAAACTCGGAAAATGCGTTAAATTCCGGGCGATCTAACTGAGCTTGCGGCGTGTGGTTGTGCACACATCTTGCGATCATTTTATATAACTTGAACTCCGGGTAGCGGTCAGTTCCGTCATTTTTGTATAACATATTTATGCCCTTATCGTCTAAACACCACTCCAGAATTAGTCGTTTAACAGGGTCTTTGCATTTTTTAATGAGCCGAATATCATCCACATCGTCAATAACATAGTCAAATATGGAGCATGCCAGGCGGCACAAATCAAAACTGAAGTTCGGCTCTAATCTCGGCTTCTTCTCATTTAAATACGGTTCTGTGTTATATTGCGTTGCTGCATCACCTCCGGGTTGGAAACTATCACTGCAAAAAAGCTTGCCGTCGTACTTATAAATGCTTCTTCCGAAATCAATAATCTTAAACATGCGCCCAAAAGTGGGCACCTTATAGTGTTTCTTCTTATAGCAGTAGTAAATAAATTTTTTGTCGGTATGATTGTACATGACGTTATTGGAATGCAAATCATTATGTGTTAACCCGAACGCCTTTTGGTAGGTTATTAGCATCATAACTATTTGCATGAGGGCCGAATACCATTCCTGCGTGGTTAGTTCGTTATTTAGAATTAAATTATCGAGCGTGTCTTCGCAGTTTTCCATACATATGACTTGAACTGGGAATTTCTCAATCCTTGCGCAGATTTGTTCTTCCTCGTAGGAACCACTTCCAGAGTCAGATGCTTCATCCTCCCATTCGGTATCCTCATCACTCATGGCGTCTGGTGCATTTTCCTCGGTACCGGTTTCATCTTTAGCAGTATCGTCGCAGCGGTCGTCGTTCTCAGTATGCGATGATCTTGACGAGCACGTTGAGTTGGATTTTAAGGTTAATTGTTTGGTATCATTGTTCACCTGTGGCCCGGCATTTGTTAAGTCAACCAAATCGCACAAGTCGACGGATAGGTCCTTGAGATCACTCAGGTTCATCGTATTTTCTTCAAAAACGCCATCAAAGATTTTATTATCAAACGATGCAATAGACATTTGGGACCGGGCGCTTGTATTGTGTTCTATAATAATTGGTTTGAGTTTCTGGGTTTCATTTTGAAACAAATGCTCATAATCATCAATTTTAAACAATTTGTTTTTATTTTTGTTGAAAAATTCTGAGTTATTTAAATATTCAATATCGTCAAAAACGTTGATTGTGAAATTGTTCTTTATACCTAAAAACGAGCCGTAATAGTCTACGCCATGTGGAAAATTATGCGCATGCATTAAATTGCTTGTTAAAAATACAAATAACCCATCAACATATGCCGCATTGTTGGGATCAAGAAACTTTGCGTTACAATCTGAAGGAGTTGAGCTTAGCTGGGGCAATGCGAAGAGTTTGTCATCGGTTACATCGTATTTTCCGATTAAATACTTGTATGGATCTAATAGAGGAGCCATTTTCACAAACACGTCCTTGTCCTTTGCCTTGCCGGTTGTTGCATTCTTAAGTTTGCATTTAAATATATGATGGTCATCGCCATCTGGTCTGGTTATAGACGAAATGTGCCATTTGTGATTTAGATTAATATTGTTAAAGTTGGTATCATTTAAGGAGAAGAACCGTTGATAAACGGGAATATAATTCTGCGCCGTAGAGAGAAACAATGAGTCGGAAGACTCTAAACTTTTAAAGAGATCCGCGTTTTTTCGTTTTTGATAGTTGACCAACATACTTTAGCTATTTAATATATAAATTATACGTCTTTTTAACTTATTATAAACCCTAATTACAATCTAATTACAGGCTCTGATTATAATAGCAAAAATTAACCTATATTGGCTAAAATCATGGCAAGTTCTACGATTAACATTCGTTTAAAAAAATAAATTTTAATTTCTAAATTATTTAAAATGACATTAGAGTTGAAGAAGTTTGATATGAAAAGTATTAGTTTCAAACCAAATGAAAATAAGGGCCCCGTTGTAGTTTTGATTGGCAAGAGAGACACCGGCAAATCATTTTTGGTAAGAGATTTGCTTTATTATCAACAGGAAATACCTATTGGTACCGTAATTTCCGGAACAGAAGAGGGTAATGGTTTCTACGCTAAGATGGTTCCGAAACTATTCGTCCATAATGAATACAACACTGCGATTATTGAAAATATATTGAAAAGACAGCGAACAGTCCTCAAACAAATCAAGAAGGAAATGGAAACATATAAACGCAGCACCATTGACCCGCGCGCGTTTGTAATTTTAGATGACTGCTTATATGATGCCACCTGGACACGAGACAAGATGATGCGGTTGCTGTTTATGAACGGACGCCATTGGAAGGTAATGTTGGTGATAACTATGCAGTACCCGTTGGGTATTCCACCAACTCTCCGTACAAATATTGATTACGTTTTCATTCTCAGAGAGAACTACATTGCCAACAGAAAGCGAATATACGAGAACTATGCTGGTATGTTTCCAACATTTGAGAGTTTTTGTCAGGTGATGGACCAATGCACTGAAAACTACGAATGTCTTGTAATTAATAATAACTCCAAATCAAACAAGTTGCACGATCAGGTCTTTTGGTACAAGGCCGACAATCATGGCGACTTTAGATTGGGGTCAAAGGAGTTCTGGGAACTCTCCAAGGGACTCAAGGATGAGGAGGAGGAGGAGCAGTATGACCCAAGTGCGGTTAAAAAGCGCGGGGGTGGGCCTAAAATTAGCGTTAAGAAGTCTACGAAATGGTAAAATAATATTATGCAAATGATTATATTATTTTATTTATTGGTTATTGGTTAGGTATGGTTTTCAGATATTTATACATCGCCAAATGAAATGGTAACCGGGTACTTCATATAACAGTATTCTCTCCATGTTGTCTTGTATGTTTGATTTAATTCACACCAGTCAAATAAAAACTTGCCGTTGGGTGCCTTTGCCGGGAATGGCTCCCATAAGTTATACTTGAAGCAAAATAATATGTTCATTATTCCCATTTCGTTTGTTTTGCAACACGTGTACTTATTCATCGCATCAATCAGTTGTTGTTTATTGCACAATTTGAGAATATTTGTATCATATATCCACATGCAGTTAAGCATATAATTTGACGTGAACATATTTTCACCGAATTCACTCCGCATATTAGCTATTAATTTGGCATTGTCTGTGCTCAACTGACATTTAAACGCTTGGTCTTCATGTAGTTTACCATCCTTGGGTGCAAGAATCCGGTCCTTGTATTCGAGTTCAAGCAAATATTTAACATCATCGAGAACACGCAGACCTGCGTCCAAATAAACCACTCTTGACCATTGTGCAAAATACTCGTCAAACACATGCAACTTTTCCCATTGTGCAAGTTTATTGATTTCTCTCTTGTCTGTCGTATCGGTGAAGCCGTTGCTGCCGATCTTGGCAAGTAGGGCTGATTTATCTATCGCAGCGAAACTGGTCTCCGTAATATTATAGAAGTCCTTGAAATTCGCGTTCAGCGTGAACCCAACTGTAATTAGAACAACATCTCCATGCCAATTGCCGCGTGTTCGTAAATCAATAATAGTCCTTTTCGCCCTGTCAAAGTACGCAGTATCTGTTACCAACGTGAAGACTGTGTCCTTTTTAATACTATCTTGTGTGACGGCATGTCTTGGCGTTTCGAGACATTCA